GACTCGTGAGCCACAAGGACGAGCTGTGGGTGTTCAAGGGCCCGAACAAGGGCTCGATCCACCGCATCACGGGAAGCTCTCCCACCGGATCGGACGCGTTCGCGCGCAAGAACTTCGTCAAGGGCATTGGCGCGTCGTGGCACAACGCCATTTTCCCGTTCGGCGACGACATCGGGTTCGTCTCGCAGTTCGGGAGCATCCACAGCCTCTCGGCCACGGCGGCGTACGGAGATTTCTTCGAGGCCGCGCTCTCGCGCCCGATCAACCGCTGGATCTTCGAGCACCTGAACTACAACCGGCTCCGGAACATCTCGGCCATCGCCGATCCGCTGAACGGTGTGGTCTACATCGCCATCTCCATCGACTCATCGAGCACCAACAACTGCTGCCTCGCGATGGACTACCGCGGAGCACCGAACGTGATCCGCTGGTCCTACATCCCCTCGTATGATGCTGCAAGCTTGGGGTTGTTCATCGACACCAACGGAGTGAGACGAGTCTTGGGCGGCGGCAACGATGGGTTCGTGAGGAGGCTCAACGTCATCGATCGCTCGATCGACGCCGCCACGGCGCTCTCGTTCGACGTAAAAACACCGTTCCTCAACTACGGCCAGCCGATCCTGATGAAGACCCTCGCCGCCGCTGCGGTCGGAATCGCCCCCAGGGGCAACTTCAACTTCACCTTCGGCTGGACGCGCGACAACCGGGCGCAGCAGACGACGACGATGGCGCAAGGTGGTGGTGATGTGCTCGGCGTGGCGGGCGCGAACCAGTTCACGCTCGACACCTCGCAACTGGCCGGGAGCCAGTTCAACGACGTTTTCTACGAGGCCGAGGAGGGCGGGGAGTTTCGCCAGATCCAGTACGAGATCACGCAATCGGCTGTGAATCAGGACATCGAACTCCACAGCATCACGGCGGTGGTCACGCCGGGCGCGGTGAGCACGGAGAGTTGATGCTACGCATTCCACACACCATCGGTTTTCCATTTCGCATCGCGGTTCGCGGCGTAATACGACTGCAAGTAGCACTTGTTAGAGCAATAGCGTCCCTTTGTTCGGTAGCGCGGAGCGAACGACTTTCCGCACTTCTCGCACGTCCTGTCGCTAATGGCCTCAATGCTCAACAGTTTCGTCTTTTTCCTGCCCAGAAAAACGGTGGAGTCTCGATATATCCAATCTCTGAAACGCACGACGGAGTTTCGTCTAGAGACATTGAGTACCCAAGTTGGAGTTCTTGGCTTGTAATGCTTGACCATGTACCCGCCAACAATGCCGTTCAAGAGGCACAATCCAAGAATCTCATTAATGAGTTTCTTGTCACCAGCGATCGTCACTATCGGGTGCGCGCTCTTTTTCGTAATGTGAATGCAACCATCTCCATCGAAAACACCCCTGACGAAATGATTCGTATGCCTGCCTGGAATATATACGCTATCACGCAGTTCTTTGACGCGCCGAGACAACCTGCGGGACGAAACTGCAACGGACACGACGTTTTCCGTTTTTCTGATGGCGTGTTCGGAACCAATATCAGCACGAAACAATTCGACGTGGTGGCCGTCCACGGCGGCCAGTCCCAGCATCAGGGCGTGTTCGGCAGGACAACCATCGGCATACAGGAATCCAAGCCAATACGCTTTGCGCTCGGTGTCGATCACATCGAAGAAAAATTCGTCTACAGCATGAACTCGGGGTCTCGCCATGGCGCTCTCTAGGGTGAAAACGTGGATCGCCGGGGAAGTACTTTCGGCCAGCGACCTTAATAGCGAGTTTAACTCAATTCTGAATAATGCGCTATCCTTGATTTCACCTCTCACTGGGGCTGTGGATTTCGACGGCAACACGATCACGCTCGATGCCGCCGCCGCGACTCAGGTAGTTTCCTCCGCCGCCGTATCGTGGAATTTCACAAGCGGCGCCAAGACCGGGACGCCAGCCACGACCGGCTCGGTGGCGAATTATTCCGCGCAAACTTTTACCGACAACGCAACGGTGGGCTCTGGCACTGCCGCGGCTTACACGGCATTTGCGATCCAGCGCCCGACGCTAGTGGCGACCAATGCCCTTGTCACCACGACCGACGCCGCAACGTGGTATGTCCCAAACAGTCCGTTGGCTGGGACGAATGAAACCATCACGAATTCGTGGGCAATCTGGGTTGATACGGGGAACGTCAGATTCGATGATGATATTTACTGGCGCTCCGGGACTGCGTTTAACGGTATCTTCTCCCATAACATCTCGGCGAATCGGACCTGGACTTTTCCGGATGTCACTGGAACCATAACGACGAATGGCGATAACTTAAGCGTTTTTGCAGCAACGACATCAGCGCAATTAGCTGGTGTGATTTCTGATGAAACCGGAAGCGGTGCGCTTGTATTTGCGAACACGCCAACACTGGTTACTCCAATTCTTGGCGCGGCTACCGGTACCAGCGTGACGCTGACCGGAGCGATGTCTTCCGCGACTGTTGCCGGGGCGGTTGTCGCAACGCAGGCGGAACAAGAAACCGGATCATCTACAACTGTAGTTATCACTCCCGCTCGCCAGCAATTTCATCCTTCTGCGGCAAAGTTCTGGGTCAACTTCAATGGAACCGGCACCCCAGTAATACTTTCAAGTTACAACGTCGCTGCGATAGTCGATAACGGAACAGGAGACTACAACATCACGATAGACACAGATTTCTCGGCGGCAAATCAATGTGTCGTGGGAATGGTTGGACATTCAACGGCTGGTGATAATCAGGTCCAGGCCGAGGTCGGGGACATTTCAACCGGGACTATAGGGATATTTACGGTTCAGGCCGGGGCTTTAGCTGATTTCGCAAATGTGATGATAGTCGGATTCGGAGATCAATGATGAAGATCATTTTTTGCAGACCTGATGGGGGTGTGTCAGTTGTTGTTCCGATAGCCTCAATCTCTTCTGTGATGGCAAGACTCCCGGCCTCGGCCATCAATCCGCAGATCGTGGATGATTTGGTTGTTCCAACTGACAGGACTTTCAGAAATGCATGGCGGCAAAGCGGTGCCTCTATTAATCAAGACATGCCTACCTGCCGCAATTTGTGGCGTGATCGGATGAGAGAATTACGCAAGCCAAAACTCGAAGCTCTCGACATCCAATGGATGCGGGCGGTAGCTCGAAACGATACAGTTCAAGCTGTAATGCTAGAACAAGAGCGCGAGGTGCTACGAAATGTAACTGTCGATCCTGCGATAGATGCAGCGACTACGCCAGAACAACTCAAGGTGGTAATACCGGACGCCCTCAGATGACCACCGTACAGACACAGACCTCGCCAGTCAAGCGTACGCGCGCCGATGTTTATCGGGAGCGCGTGCAGATACGCTTGGCCACTGACGAAGCCGGCCCCTTGATCGCCGAGGTGTTGAGGGAGAACAACATCGAGATACCCGGTACCGATTGGTCGAAGGTGTTTCCTCACTGGTTGATCGCGACGGTGGACGATTCGGTGATAGGTTGCATGATGGTGATGCCGGGCAAGCCGTTCGGCCACGGCGGGTTCCTGTGCGTCAGGCCCTCCGCCGGGTTCAAGATGCGGGCGATAGCGATCAGGAAGCTCGTCCATCAGGCGGTCGCCACTTGTCACTATTACGGCTCGTCGTATGTCATCGGCATGGTCGACGGGCGGAACCAGAAGTTCTACGATGTCTTAACTAAGATGGGCTTCACGGCGATCTCGCCGCACATGGCGATGATGAAGCGGATTAAGGATTAAGCGATGTCCTCGATATTCGGCGGTGGCAGCAGCACCGTCACCAATGTAACGCAGAGCAGCGCGGAGGAGCGGGAGTTCACCGCGCTCCAGAGCGAGCTTGCTCGGAAGCAACTGGCGAACATCGAGCAGCTGCAACCGTTCCAGAAGGAGTTGCTCGATCTGACGCTGGCCGATCTGCGCAGAAGCGGTGCGGAGTCCGCCGCGATGAACGTCGCCATCACCCCGGAGCAGCGAGCGACTGCGGCAAAGTCCGAGTTCGAGCGTTCGCAGCGGCTGGGCCCGATTCAGGATGAGCTCTTACAGCTCCAGCTCGACCAGTTACGTCGCGGCGGAGCGGCCACGCCGGAGCAGTTGGCGCTGATCAAGGAAGCGACCGGCAGAGGCATCGAAGCAGGCTCCGCAGACATCGACCTCTCGACGAAGCGCGGCATTGGCTTGATCGCGGACGAGCTGGCGAACTCGCGAGGCTTGCGTTTGACCGACTC